TTCGACGGCGCCGGCACGCACCGCCTCCTCCTGGACTGGGTCGCGCAAGCCCGCGCGGCCGACGATGAGATCCGCGGGGACATTCGGCGCCTGCGTGCCCGGGCCCGCGATCTCGCCCGCAACAACAGTTATGTGAAGCGATATTTCCGGCTGCTCCAAAACAACGTGATCGGCCCCGTGGGTATTCGGCTCCAGGCGCAGGTCAAGAATGCCAGCGGGGACCTCCACACTGAAGTGAACCGGGCCGTCGAGGTGTGGTGGCAATCGTTCTGTGCCGTCCCGATCACCGTCGACGGCAAGCTCACCCTGCGCCGATTCGAGAAGCTGATTCTGAAGACGATGGCCTGCGACGGAGAGGCCTTCGTTCGGCTCTTTCGCGGGTTCACCGGAAATCCCTTCGGCCTGGCACTGCAAGCGATCGATGCAGACCTGATCGACGAGACGTTCAATCGCCCCAGCCGCGCCGGCGAGAACGAAATCCGGATGGGTATCGAGATCGACGCGCGGGGGATGCCCGTCGGCTACTGGGTGTGGAATGCCGCAAGCAATTCCGGCGTCGAGATGCTCCGAGAACGGTACTTTGTCCCAGCCAATGAGATGATCCACCTCTATGACCCCGACCGGGTGAACCAGAGCCGTGGGGTCACCTGGGTCCACTCGGTCATGGTGCCCGCCCGCATGCTGAACGCCTATGAGGAGAGCGAGGCGGTGGCTGCCAGGATCGGAGCCTCCAAGATGGGTTGGTTTGAACGCCGCCCCGACGCCATCGGTCCCGACCTGGGCACGACCAAGAAGGCAGCCACGATGGAGGCCAACCCGGGGACCTTTGACATTGTTCCGGATGGATATGAAGTCAAGACCTGGTCGCCCGACCACCCCACCTCGCAGTTCCCTGCCTTTGTGAAGCAGATGGCACGGAAGATCGCTTCCGGTTTCAGCGTGTTCTACAACGTCCTCGCCAACGACGCCGAGGGGGTGAGCTACTCGACCATGCGGAGCTTCGCCCTGGTCGAGCGCGACGACTGGCGCGCGATCCAGACTGACTTCATCGACATGTGGCGTCGCCCGCTCTATGCGGCGGCGGTCGAGATGTCGCTACTCACGAAGGCCTTGCCGCTTCGGTACGCGCCATCCGAGTACCTGGCAGTCCGGCACCGGCCTCGCGGGTGGCAGTGGGTTGATCCGGAGAAAGAGGCGAACGGGGCCGTGATCTCGATCGAGAACGGCCTCGGCACACGCACCGCCTTCCTTGCCGAGAAGGGCGAGGACTTCGAGGAGGTCATCGAGACTCTGGCTCGGGAGCAAGAGCTCGCCAAGCAGTACGGCGTCGAGATCTCGGCAGGCACTCGGCCCTCCGTCGAGAAGCCCGGGGACGGTCGGGAGCCGGATGCACAGAAGCCGGGCGAGAATGGCGACGGGAACAAGGCCGCGGATACGTTGCATCGGTTTTTGGCCTGACACACGGAGGACATCATGAGCGCCCTGTCGAACTATCTTGAGAACGCTCTTCTGCAGGAGCTCTTCAACGCCACCAACCTGGCCCCGCCGGCCACACATGTTGCCCTCTTCACCACGGACCCGACCGACGCCGGCAACGGCACGGAAGTCTCGGGCGGATCCTATGCGCGCAAGCTGGTCTCTCCGACCGGAGGCACGGCGCCGGCGTGGGCCGCTGCGGCCGAAAACGCGCCGGGTTACAAGGTCGTGAACGCCGACGCGATCAGCTTCGCCACAGCGTCCGCCTCCTGGGGCACCATCACCCACTTCGGCATTTTCGACGCAGGGACTGCCGGGAACCTCCTGATGCACGGATCGCTCGCGGAAGCCAAGACCGTTGGCAGCGGGGACACGTTCCGGTTTGGCGCGGGTGATCTGACGCTGCGGCTTGAGTAGCCCCACCAACCGGCCGCCCTGTGTCGACGATCACCCAAACGTTCGATTTCCATCCGGCCACGTCCGGGTGCATCGTCCGGAGTCCGGCCTCCGGGCAAAGCTATGTCGCCATCACGGGGGTGACTGCCTGCGACGTCTGGCGAAAAGTAACCGCTACGACATCGGAAATCCGGGCTTACTTCCAGTTCGACACCTCGTCCATTCCCGATCACGCAGAGTTGCTTGGCGCGGAATTCTACCAGTATCTCCACCCGATCCAGCCCGATGGATCCCCCGAGATAACCTACCTGAACATCTGGTTTGGACCGATCATCGGCGCCTCGCTGGACGGCACCCGGGCCGAGTGGAACGCGACCTTGGCGCAAAACGGACCGTTGCAGAGCACAGAGGTCAGTGATACGTGGATTGATCTAGTCTCGGAATGGACCCAGCAAGAGATCAAAGAGCTGCTGCCTACAGTCGTGAATGTCGCCGGCACTACGGACGTGCTCATTTTCGACACGAGCGTGCAGGGAGATGGGAGCCCGTCCTGGGGAACGGCGTTCAACGGAGTCAGCAGCTCCCAATACTGCAAGCTGCGGGTGACCTACACCGTCCCGTCCGGGACGGCCACTGGCAGGGGCATCGCGTCCGGCGTGGGTACCGTCATCTCTGGCGGATCCGTCGTGCTCGGGACTGCAAGTGGCACAGGCGTCGGCTCCATTTCTGCCAGCGGATCCATCGTCCGCTCCACTGTGGCCGCCGCCACGGGTCGGGGATCCGTCGTGGCCTTGCTGGTCGGCGTGGTCGTCGGCGCCGCGACAGCCACGGGCCGCGGACTCGTCCGAGCGCATGCGTACTTCTTCCCCATGGCCATCCACAGCGGCCGGCGTTCGGTGGTGTCCGCCTCGGAAGCTGGCATTCGCACCTCGGCGGTACACGCCGCCGCCAGGACGGTCGCACCGGCGGACGCACGGACGTGCGCGCTCGCACCGATTCACAACGGCACACGGGCGATCGTTTCCGAGACGGCCACCCGTGGCGCCAGAAGGGTGGACTCATGAACTTAAACGTGGCGATCACCGGCTTTGTGGTGGGTGATAATTTGGAGATTCGGAGATCTGTCTCCGACCTTCCGGATTCCATCGACACAGCATGGCTGACCGCGAAAGTCCGGGCTGGCCAGGACGACGCGGACGCTATCGTCCAGAAGGCAATCACAACCGCCGACGTTCCAGGGGTGGGGCAAGTCGAGAATGCCGGGCCTGGTACGGACGGAGTACTGCGGTTTGACCTGGTGCCGGCGGACACGCTGGCCATAGGCACTCGCCGCCTCGTCTACGACATCCAGCTCGCGCTTAGCAACGGCTCCATTTACACGGTCGAGATGGGCACCTTTCAACTCACTGACCAAATCACGCGGGCCACATCGGCATAGAGTCCAGAGTAAGACAACGAGGGGGAAACGCATGGCTGAACTTGTCGAGGCGCAGGTCGATGACACCAAACAGCTGCCGCCGGGGTTGCATGTGAGCTGGCCCGCCGTGGCGATAATTCTATCTGCTCTCGGGTTGATGGTCGCTCTGGCGGATCGCGTCCGGTCCCAGGATATGCGTCTGATCGAAACGAGAATGGAATCGATCCAGGCGGAAGTTACTTTAGGCCGCGAAGATCGGATCCGCTCGCAAGTCCAAATCGCCGGGGCTTTGGCCGAACAAAATAGGCTGTGGGACCTGCGCTTGTCTCGCATTGAGGCGAGCATACTCGAAATCGCAGGAAAGTGAGGCGACATGACCCCTCTTGAACGCGCCCTGGCTGCCGTGGCTGCACACGAGTTTTCGAACCGGGAGGACGGCGGGCTGACTGATGACCCTGACGACCCGGGCGGGATCACTCGCTTCGGGATCAGCCTGCGATTTCTCCAGGCGCTCGATCCGGACGCCACGCGGCAGGACATACTCGACATGACTTGGCCTCGTGCCAGTGCCATCCTCGAAGTGGAGTTCTGGGCCAAACACGGCTATGGGCGGTTGCCTCCGGACGTCGCGATCAAGCTATTTGACCTGGCCGTGAACCTGGGGCCCCGACAAGCGCACATCTGCTTGCAGCGCGCGTGCCGGGCGGGCAGTGACCCGGTGGAAGAGGACGGGACCATCGGCCCCAGTACTCTCGCCTCGGTGGCAATGGCGCAACCCAACGTGCTCGTGGCCTGCCTCCGATCCGAAGCCGCCGGGGTCTACCGGATGCTCGTGACAAAACGTCCGTCGAGTACCAAGTACCTAGCCGGGTGGTTGATACGGGCCTACGCCTAGGAGGTCGGATATGGGTTTGGATTGGAAAGCCATAGTGCGGGGCATCGCCCCGACCATAGGTACCGTCATTTCAGGCGGCAACCCGCTGGCCGGCGGGGCCCTGAAGGTCCTGGCCGAGAGCCTGCTCGGGAAGCCGGACGCGGGGGAGGCGGAGATCGCGGCCTACATCACGCAAGCCCGCCCAGAAGACCTCGTCAGGCTGAAGGAGATCGAGGCGGACTACAACGCCCGGATGGCTGAGATCGGCCTCAAGCCGATGGAGTTGGAAATTCAGGACCGAGCCTCGGCGCGCAGCCTCTACAGGGTGGACAGCAAACCGCAGCGAAATATCACGTACGTTTTTCTCGGTGGGTACTTCCTCATTTTGATGGGGTTCGTGGTCACAGCGCTCTGGGGAAAAAAGGTGGACCTACCGGCGGAGTTCTCGATCATATTCGGCGTGCTGAGCGGGTCGATCCCGATGATCTTGAGTTTTTGGTTCGGGACGACGAAGGGCAGCCAGGAGAAAACCGCAGCCCTCGCCGCCAGCAAGCCGGCGAACGGAAACTAGGATCAGCCCCGCCACCCGCCGACCCAGCCCCGCCTACCAGGACCTGGTGCTGCAGGGGCAGGATCCACGCCCGGCGATGTCTCTGGGGTGGCAGCCTCCGCCGCCCGCTCCTCTAGCGTCCGCACGTAGTCAGGGCCGAGGATGTAGAGCGCGGCCAGGCAGTAGACTTCGAGGTCCAGCGCTTCGTTCCGGTCGCGCGTCTTGATCCACTCCCGCGCGGTGCCTCGGTTCTTCTGCCACTTCCAGATCGATTTCTCCGCGGTGAGCTGAGCTACGTATTCGGCGTCAATCCAGTCCGGCAGGTGCACGTACCCTGGCCCGGCCGCTCCGATTTTGAGTCTGCCGTAGATGATCTCTTTGGCCGTATCGACGCACAGGGTGAAGAGCTTGGCTTGGTATCGGTTGTGGGTGCTCGGCCGACCGACGACCGGCTTGCCCTTGTCGGTGCCGCCCCGGACCGCAAAGACCCGACGATGCAGTCTGGCCCGGCAGAATCGGTAGACCTGCTCGGAGTGGTGCCCTCCGCTGTCCACGGCAACACACTCGATACCCAGCTTTCGGCCGCTCTCGTGGGCGAACGTTTGGCGGAGGAACTGGTCGAGCTCGATCCAGACCTCATCGCGTCCTGGATCGCCATGGAACTGCGAGAACGCGATGAGCCACGACTCCTCGCCGGCGCCGTAGCCCTTCACGGAGCACTCAAGCCGATCGCCCTGGACATCAACGGAAGCGACCAGCAGGCCCACCCCGGCAGGGACTTCGGCCGAGTACCGCTCCTTGCGGGCGAGCAGCCCTTCCGGCTCCACCGCGTCCGACCGCACCTCATAGGTTTCTCCCAACACGTTGTTGATCCAGCCCTTGAGGAGCATCGGCTTGTCCTGGGCCTCGAGGAACTCGGACACCGCCTTGGACCACGGAAACCACCCTAAGGGTGAATACAAACTCGACAGGTGAAACCCGATCGTCTCCCCGTCTCCCGGTGCCGTCGGGCGCCACTCCCCGCGCGCCAGCATCCACGTCTTGCGGGCCTCCTCGACCCTCGCGCCACATCCCCCGCACGCCATTCTGGCCGTCTTGGGGAGGTCGTGATCCCACTCCATCCGGTGGTGTGCGCCCGAGGAGGATCCGAGCCAGTCTCGGCCGCTCCACGTCAGGAAATCCATGTGTCCGCAGGCTGGGCAGGGGATGAAATAGCGCCGCTGGTCCGAACGGAGAAACTCGCGCTCGATTCGAGAGGCCCCCTTGAACGTCGGCGTTGACTCGATGAGGACCTTGCGGCGCGTGTACGTGGGCCCAGTCGTACGCTTCTCGGCGAGGGCGATGGGTTCGCCCTGTCCGTCGACGTCTCCGGGATACTCGTCGACCTCGTCGCAGAACAGCCAACGAATGGGCATCGACTTCACGCCAGTCGCGGAATGGGATCCGGTGAGGAAGAGCACGCCCCCCGGGAATTCCTTGATGAGGAGGCTGTTCCCTCCGTCCCGCGACCGCGCCTCTTTGACCAATCCGGAGATCGCCGGCGTCGTGGAAATCATCGGTTCAAGCCGCTGCCTGGAGAATCGCCGCGCCTCCTCGACGGAGGGCCGCAGTACGAGGATCGGGCCAGGCGTGTGGTGCATGATGAACGCGATCCAGTTGAGGCCACACTCCGTTTTCCCCAACTGCGTGCCGGCCTGAAATACGACCCTCCGCCAGGTGGTGCGGGGGCCGAGGGCGTCCATGATGTCCCGTAGGTATGGCGTCGTGTCGTTCCGCCAATGGATGGCGGCATGGCCCGATCGACCGCCCAGAATCCGGTGCTGATCCGCCCACTCGGACACCGAGATTCGCGGCTCTGGAGCCCACCCCTTTCGGTAGGACTCCTGGTACACCTGTCGTCCGCTCCGATGGGCGGTCGCGCGATGCGCCTGGACCACGTCTACGCCTCCCCACCAGCGATCTCCAGGCAGATCCTGTCGATCTCGTCATCTAAGATGCGCTGCACTTCGGCTGGATCCGGGGTAGCAGCCAGGATCACGGCTACGCGCTCAGAGAGAGCGAGCAGCTGGTCGCGCACCTTGCGCGCTTCCTGGAACGCAGCCAGCTCGACCTCGTCCGCCGACACGAGTTTTTTTCGCTTCTCTTCCAACGCTAGCTCGGCGAGCCGTGCGTTGGCGGTCTCCCGCCTAGTCCGCGCTTCCGCATAGGACGCGGTCCCATTGCCGCCGGACGTACCACCGTTGGCCTTGTCCGGTCCCTGCAAATCCATCGGCGCCGAGGGTGCGCCCGGAGCTCGCTTCCCCTTCGGCTGGCCGGTAATGCGATTGCGCCACTTACTCTGATCGGTGTTTTCGAGCCACTCATGGTCCGCCTGGGCCGGGTCGATCTTCCCCATCACGGTGTGGATCCGCCCGGCCTTCACGGCGTGCTGTACGGCCACATGGGAGATGCCCATCCGCCGGGCGTATTCTCGCTGAGAAATTAGTTCCGAACTCTGGAGTTTTTCCCGACCCGTCTCATGTCCATCTGTTGGGGCCACTGGTACCACGCAAGTATTGTAGAGTCAGGGCGTGTGACTTATCAGCCCCTTTGCTCGGCCGCCATGGCTGCATGAACGGACGCGGCTGCCTCGGGGAGTGCCAATTCGACGGCGCTCAGAGCCATCATCATCCCGGCCCGAAGCCCTACGGTTGCGGCGTCCGTCGCCTTCCCGACGCCCAACCATGTCGCAAGCCGGCTTCGTCGCGGATTTTGCGGCGCCGCGTGGAGCGCGGCTTGAATCGCCCGGAGGCATGCCCCGACTGAGGCAGCCTCAACGTCCACTTCTTTGTATACGCAGTCGATCCCGATGGGGCCGGCCGTGGCGGGTAGCTCGGCGCTGCGGAAATAGATACTGACCTTATCCGGATAGTGAGCGAGGGTAACCGACCGAATCCGCGCATCCGCCGGGATCCCGGCGGTGCAACGGATCGCCCGGTTGTTCGTTGACCATCCGGCCAAAAGGAACTTCTTGAGCAACTGAAGGGAGATATCCACCCTTCCGACGCCGGGATGTGAGGACTTCGCTTGCTTGTTGGCCAACCCGTCTACCATCTCCCCCCTCCTTCGTATGGTGTGCGAAGATCCCGTCCAGCTCATCCACCACGCTTGACGGTGTGGAGTGCTGTGCGGACTGGCCGGCTGACTGCGTTTTGCTGGCGGAGCTCTGTCTCAGCGGATTGCAAAGCCGCAGCGGTTGCGCGGCATGCCGCATTCCAGCCGGCCGCACACGCCACACGCAGACATGATTCGAGTAACTGATCGCCCGCGGAGCGTCCGATCATCGTCTTTGCCTCGATGATGGTCGTAGCCTCATCCGACTTGAGCCAATCGGCCCAGGCTCGGGCGAATGCCTCGCGCCCCGCGTTCTTCGCGCCGCGGGCCATCAGAAATCAATCCCCATGGGTTGCGGCTCGGCGCTGTGCTCCGCCTCTGGCGATCCCGTGAGCCGATGCAGGACCTCAACACTCGCAATGCCGCGGCGCAGCCGCTCCCGCACGGCCGGAAACGGAACGAGCTCGATCCCGGCCCGCAACGTCAGCACGCCGGGCTTGAGGTACGGCCCTAGAATCGCAAGGTCCCGTACAGCACAACTTTCCCATCCGACCAGGAACGGCGCCCGGGTGCAGTGATGGCGGTAAGCGCCGAACGCGCAAATCGGACAGGCACGGGCGGACGGGTACCAGGTCTCGCCTTGGCGTCGATAGTGCGGGAGCCAGCCACCAACGACGGCCCGATCGCGCGTCCAGTCGCCATCGCATCGCTCGCAGGCCTTGTACGCCTCTAGGACCGGCAATCGCACGGTGCGCTCGTGCCCGTTTTCCAGGTCTTTTGCCTCCCGGGTCGGCACCCGGTACGTCAGCCCGTCGCCCCCGGCGAGGGCGATAATCGACGGGTCATCCGCGGCCGCTCCGAAGTCAGACTGTCCGCGCCGCTTTGCCATTTCGCCTCCGGAGCCAGTCCTCAACTTTCTCCTGGCTCTTTAGGATGTGCTTCTCTAAGTCGTTGAACACTGCGCCGTTGGTCTTCGGCATATCGCCCATGTGGAACGGCGAAGCGCGGCAACTGTCGATCGCGCCGCACAGCGCGTCGGGCGTGAATTCCGTGAGCCGGGTGCGGATCTTCACTCTTCGCGCCGGCGTCAGGCGGTACTCGCCCGCCTGTAGGCCCATCGCCCGCAGGTAGTGCTCGTAGACCTGCCGGATCTCGGCCGGCGTTGGCCCGTCTGGAGGCTCTTCGGGGTCGTTCGCCTCTTCGGCCTCGCCTGGCCCAGCGGGAACCTCTCCGGAGCCGCGGGCGTCCGGCCCGCCCCGGGCGGGTTGGACGACCTCTGAGCGAAGCGAAGAGGTAATCGAACTCGAATCCGAACTCGAATACGAACTCGAATACGGTACATTTGTAAGCACTTGCTCGCAGTTGCTTTCATCTGCTAACGGATGTTTGCAATTGCTTTCACGTCCCGTCTCGGGGTGCGCATATGCGTGCGTTCGTTCGCTGGCTAGAATCTGTTCGGGGCTGGTCGGGCTCCAGTCGGCTGGGCCGGGGTACTTCGACTTCTTGGCCCTCGGGGGGTTGACGGCATCCAATTGCAGATAACCACGGCCCTTGACCGCATAGACCGCAACCAAAGGAACGCCCTCGGGATCGGTTGCCGCCTCACACTCCGAGAGCCATGACCTGATGTTCTCGTCCGTGACCGCATCCACCCGCAGCGGGTAGCAGGCAGCACGCAGGACGCTCGGCGTGGAGTAGTAGCGGCCGAAGTCGTCGACCACAGACATGAGACGCCGGTAGAACACCTCCGCCGACGGCGAGAGAGTATTGATCCGCTCCGACGTCAGGATCCCTTCGCGTAACAGCCGTACAGGCATCGTCCCCCCACACCCTCAGCGTCCGAAATTGGCTTCCAGGTTCGGGCCGTGTAGGCGCGCGTCCGGAGCGATCTCGCCGCGCGGCACCTCCTCGATCGTCCACTGGCCCAGATAAACCCCCGGGCCCTTAGCCCTCCGAACCACGAAGAACGTGATCCAGGGGAACAGAGACGCCGCCAGGCGCACCTTCACCCGGGCGTCGTCCCGCATGTACCCCTTGGTTTCGTGCGCCTCCAGGCGACAGCACCCCGGCCCCGCTGGGCGCAGAACCGTGAAATCCGGGGTGTAGCGCACGTCGGCGGCGAGGCGCAGTGTCATGGCCTCGAACCCCCACTGCAGGATGTCTCCGGAGCGCCGCAGCAGATCCAGGCGGCAGGCGTAGTCGGTCTCGGTGCGGTTCATGCGCTCGTCCGCTCCGCGGGCGACTCGGCTCTGATCTCCGCGATGATCCCTCGCAGGCCATCCAGGAGCTCCTCCTGCTCCTCCTCCAACCGCTCCGGGGAGATGATGTGGTGCTCAACGGAAAAGGCTATGACCAGCTCCGCGTGGTATATGAGCGCGGCGAAGCGTCTGTCCTCGTCGTCCAATTTCCGGAGCTTGGCTCGAGCCTCGCCCAGCAGACAAGGAATCGCCTCCCGGACGAGCTCCGTCCGGATCATCCGCCGGGCGTCCTCTTCCATGGCGGCGCCGTAGCCGGCGGGGAACGGGACCGCCGCGTTGGCCCGCTCCGCCTTCCTCTCCCACTCGGCCAGCTTTGCTTCCGGAATCATGCGGTCCCCCCGATCCGCGAAGGATCAACGTGTGGGAGCAGCGCCGGGGGTGGATCCATCGACTTCAGCGGCGCGCCGAGCTTCGACTCGATCAGGGCTATCCGGCCAGTCCAACGGGGAAGACTGCCAGGATGGGCCGGGTCGTGCGGCTGAGCAAACCCGCAAAATGGCAATCCGGGCCGACTGAACCGAATCGCCAGGGGCAGGGCGTAACAGTGGTGGCAACCGTCCGAGACCTTGGAGCAGCCACGGATCGGATTCCATGTGACATCACACCAGCCAATACCTGGCATTCCGCTCATCGAGTCACCGCCCTAACCGCCGCGATAATCGCCCACCACAGCAGAGCGCCGACAATCATGCCGAGGGCGCCGGCGTGTGCGGCTGTCCAACGCGGGCGGGTCATAGCGGCGCCTCGTCCTGCAGCTCGGAGCCAACTAGGGCAAATGCCACGTAGCCCGCTTCCTCATACTCGGCCAGCAGAGCCCGGAGTTTCTGTACGCACTCCCGGATCCTGGCTTGATCCGGCTCCGGAACGAACTCCTTGCGTACCCCCGCCCGCTCCGCGATGGCTCGCCGCGTCAGCCGAGCACCATCCCGAATCGAGCGAAGGCAATCCGGATCGGGGACGCGGCGGATTCGGCGCCAGCCGCGATGGGCACGAGCGATGGTCGGAATCATGGCGTCGGCGCCGGCGCTGCCCGATCGACCCCGCACACGTCGATCAGGAACCGGATCGCCGTGGCCGCCACCTGGACGGCCTCGGCCCCCATCCTGGCCGGGTCCTTCTCCCGGCGCTTGACCTCATCCCAAAGTTCATCGAGCTCCTCGGCGATGACGGCGTAGCCCTCGTGTGCTGAGTGGTAAGGAGCGTGGATCGCCGCCACCCGCGTGACCTCAGCGGCCACTCGGAGCAGGACGGATGCGAGGCGCTCGTCCTCGATGAGCGCGATGGCTTCCGGCGGGGCCATGGCTACGCCAGAACCTGGACGCTTAACAGAGCCGTGCGCAGATACCCCGCGACGGTCTCCATGGCGACGAGTTCCCAAGCGCCTCCATCCGCCTCGAAGAGCGCAAGCTCGGCGCCGTTCGAACCCTTCTTCGCGCGCAGAAGGAATGCGCTCTCGGGCTGCTCGACCTCACGGAAGGTCCGGAATGGGCGCAGTGGCACGGGGCTGGGGAGCTCAACGCGGCTCTTCAGCGTCTGGCCAGACTTGACGACGACCTCCTGCGTGATTCCGTCATCCGTCTGGGTCCGGATCTCATCGCCGGTGATCACGCTGGCCAGGCGGATCACCTCGTCCCGCATCGCCGTCTGTACGAAGAGGGACTGCATGGCGATGATGAACCGCTCTTGGTCGTAGTACCGCCCGAACTCGAAACTGCACGGATGCGGAACGGCGAGGGCAAGGCTCTCGCGCACCCGGAACTCACCCTCGACCGGACCGAGGATCCGCACCAACGTGGGGCTCTCGACATGCACAACAACCGGCGCGAAGAGACTGTCGGGGCCGGTGAGGATGTAGCCCGCGAACCCGGTGAGGCTGCGAAACTTGACGGCCGAGGCCACGGGTTCGATCACGGGAATCAGCGGCACAGTCGAATAGGCTCGGTCGTCGACGATGACTTTCACCTCCCGCGCCAGGTCAGCGATGCCATCCACGAAACCACGATCAAGCATTGGGTCCTCCTTCAAGCGGGATGATGTTGGTCCGCGCCTCGAACCCCGGCAGAACGGGCGCCGGGTCCGTGGTGTAGGCGCGCAAGAAGCTTCCGACCCTGCTCAGGTGCACGACCCCGACGTGTGCCTCGGGGCTTGCCGTCTTCGTCTTGGCCGTCACCGCGAACGCCGCGTTGGACCGATCCTTGCTTGGCTTCACGGCGATCTCGATCGTGAGCCGCCGGATGATGGTGGGGTCGGTGTTGGGATCGTCGATGTTGTCCAGGATCTTCCGGAACTCCACGGCAAAAAGTTCAGACACGACGCCTGATCCCAGTGTCTCAAGCGTCACTTCAGAGAACTCAGCTCTCATCCTCCCCCCCCCCGGTATCTCCCGTCGTGTGCGGGCGTTGATCGAATGTGTGAGCGGCTCCCGGCCGCAGGGTGCTCAGCCCTACACCACGGAACCCGGGCGTTCACCCGCGTCGCCGCCGGGAGCCACTCCGTCGCCGGTCTGGGGCAGGTCTACCGGGTCGCACAGGGCCACGCGATCCGTCACCCAGACCGAGCAGTGGTTTGTGTGGCTGCGAACGAGCCACTTGTCCTGACAGGCCGCCAGGATCCGGACGCCGTCGCCGCGGCGGGCCGGCAGGACGTCCAGGGTCAGGGACCAGAACTCATTTACCTTTGGTACGCGAGACAGCAGCTCCTTGTGGGCCAGCTCCGGCGCCGGCGCCGGAGTACGTCCGATCCGCGAGGCCGGTCCGCTCGCCGCAGGGCAAGACGAAGGAGAGGGCTGCTCGTCCGGCAAGCCTGCGGAGGAGGACGATCCGGACTCATCTCGGCCGAACAGCCCCTCTTGCTCCTGCAGGATGCTCATGCGGATACCAGGGTCGGAGCCGCCGGAGTAGATCCGGCGCAATGGGATCGAATCATCGCCTGTTGTGTCTGCAGAATACGGATCGCACCGCCAAGCCACTCGATGTCGGCCAGGGTCCACCTCCCACCGAAAGCGGCGGTGGCGTCTCGTTGCACCCAATTTCGCAGAACCGTGGCTGCCGTCTCGCGGACCAGCGCGATGTCGCCGATCGTGATGGCATCTCCGTCGCCCCAATCGGGCACATCGGAACAGCTACCACTCGGGCCCATCTGTCCGGTTGCAGCACCGGACATCCGCCCGGTGGCCTCAGCCATCCTGGACAGCGACGCCTCGATGGAGACCAGACTGGCGAGGGCCATGCACGCCTCGCCAGAACGGATCGCCTGGATGGCGGCCGATCTGGCGAGAGAGGCGGAAGCCATGTGGTGGAGCAGAACCTGCACGTCGTACTCGGAAATCAGCACTGTCCGATCCAGAGATCCCGGCGTTGGAGCTGGGGGCGGGCCAATCGTCGTAGCTACCATCGCAATCCCTCCAGGGGCGCCAGACAGTGCGCCCCGTGGTGGGTCAGGGAATGGAAGGGGCATCCGCCGCTGTCTCAACGGACGCCCCTTTGTGGGCCGCGGTACGCGTTACGGCACCTCGGCCCGACTTCGGACTGGACCTTCTGATCTTGCGCGTGGCAGGTAAGGCGAGAGCAGGGCTCTCCTCCCGCCCCGCCTGTTCCAGTTCGGCCTCAATGGCGTCCAGAAGCCGCATGAGCGGAATGGCCATCGCCGCCGCCCGCTCCGGACTGATCCGGCCGCTAATGGTGGCGTGGATACGACTTCCCCGCGGCAATTGGGCATCCGTCGGTTCCTCGACGGTCACCATGTTTGGCCTACTTCTTGACACTGTTTACCTTGGCGACGCCGGCGCGACACCGGACGGAGGTCCGGGGTGCGTCAGCGGATGTCCTGGGGGGCCGTGGAATGATCAGGCCGGAGGAACCTTGCCTCGGGGCCGATCGATGACGATCTTCGGACCCACCCGTTCGGTTTGCCTGAGCGGACCCGAGCGGAGAGCGATCGGATGCGGTCCCGTCTAGGTGGGCCCGGAGAAGGTCGGCGACGAGACGCGAAAGCGTGCGTTTTGGCTTGGACAGGGCTGCAGCAGCCTTTGCCCGTGCGGCCAGATCGTCATCCATCAGTACGTGCATGTGTGCCATGCACTGACCATCCGTCATTGGGTGCTATGAGTACAAGCACAAAACACCCGAGCCACCAAAAAACATTTGCGGTTCATCCCTGCCCGGGGCGTACGCTTGGGATGCCTGGTCAGATTTTACATTCCCTGACGAACGGGCATGTTCGGACCCACCAAGAGGAAGAGGTAGCCCATGCGCACGGCCCTCTACGCGCGCCTCTCGCGCGAGGACAAGACCGAAGAGGACCTGAAGATCGCCCGTCAGCTGGAGGTCTGCCGAGCGGCCGCCGAGCAGGAGGGGTGGGAGATCGTCGCCGAGATCATAGACGACGGGATTTCCGGCACGATCCGCAACCGGCCCGGGCTGCAGCGCCTCCTCGCGATGGCCAAAGCGGGAGACCTGGACGTCGTTGTCGCCCGCGACCAAGACCGTATGGCCCGTGGACATCACCTGCCGGGGTGGGTGTGGGAGGAGTTCGCATCGAACAACGTGCGGATCATCACCCTCCGCGAGCGCAACTCCTCATCGCTGGAGAAGGGCGTCCTTTCGGTAATCGGCGCCCAGTACGTCGACCGGGCCCGCGATCTCATCACCGACCGCAAGCGCCAGAAGGCCAGCCGCCAGGAGTACACCGGCGGTAAACAGCTCTTCGGCTATCGGTGGGTTCCGACCGTCTCGCCCGAGGCGGTCGCGCAGCTGCGCGAGGCCCGGAGGCCGGTTCCAAAGCGGCGAGAGGTCGAGCCCGGCGAAGCCGCGGTGGTGGCCAGGCTGTTTGAGATGGCTGATCCGCACGGCGAGAACCGAAGCCTCGCGGATATTTCCCGGGAGCTTGGGTTGCAGCTGCAACGGGTCCGGAGGATGGCGAGACACCCCGGGTATGCCGGTGCCTACACCTACTCCCGGTTCACATTTATTGGCAGCCGATCCAAGATGGCCAAGCCGGCACCGCCGGACCAGGTCGTAATCGCCTGGGGAGCCCATGAGCCGATCGTTCCGCGTGACCGATGGGACCGGGTGCAAGCCCGGTTGGATCGCCAGGCCGCAATCCGCCCCCTGAACGATGGTCAGGTCGCCTTGCCGCTCTCGGGGATCCTCCGTTGCGGATCCTGCCAACTGCCTCTCCGGGTAACTGGCACGCACCACCCCCGCTCCGGACCGGTGCGGTACTACTACGCATGTCGGACGGAGGGTTGCCCCGGCGTCGGCCGGGTTTGCGTCGTGGGGCTCGCCGGCGAAATCGTCCGCGGACTCATCGAGCAGCTCAGCCGACCGCAGCTCGCCCGAGCAATCGCGGCAGAGTTGCGACGGGCATATCAGGCCGGACGCCGAACCGGCTCGTGGGAATCCGAGGTTCTTCGGTTGGAGCGGTCCGAGGCCTCGCTCCGGGCCGTCATAGCGTCCGGTGACGTCACCGACACCCGCGCCTTGGCCCGCGAGTACGAAGCAGCCCGACGGGCCCTTGAGCGCGCACGAGCCTCGCTCGCGCAGGATCGCCGGAAGGCTGGTGGCAGCGTGTCGGCGGCTTCCATTCGTGCGCGCCTGGCGCATGTATGCGCGAACCTGGAGGGGTTGCGGTCAGTCGATGAGAGTTCCCGGGAGGCCCGGGCATTGATCCATGCCGCCGTTGAGTCTGTGACCGTGATCGCAGAGTCGGATCAGGCGATGGTGCACCTACATGGAGGCTTGGTGGCCGATGCTACAGAAGCGATTCTCGCGCATGCATCCGAGATACGGGCCTTCAGTTTCGCCGTGACTGTGCCGGGGCGGGCGTATCACGCGGCGTAAGAATGAGATGAGGGCTGGGCGAAGAAAGACATTGACCGCGCGAGCCGCCGTGCCGTACTCTCTGCGTGTCCGGGCATAGCGCCTGGGCACCTGACCACCGGCATAGCGCCGGAGAAACGGAGCCCACCATGGCAACGCAGCAGTCCTCCCCCGATCTCACCACCGCCCTTTTCGCGCTCGCCTCAGCCGCCAAGGGACGCCGCGTAGCTCGCAAATCCCTCTCGGCCGCCACCGATGTCGTCGCCGACGCAATCCTCGCGCACCTCCGCACCGGCGACACCATCACTCTCTGCCTTCCGCGCTGGGCGGATCGCCCGGGTGCAGAGCCCGGCGACTCCTGGGTCGCCCGGGAGCGTCTGCCGGAGGATCGGGCCGCTCACACGGCGTCCGCGGAGACGCTTTCCGCCCCCGGGCGGCAGTGCCAGGGCGCTGGGACCAAGCTCGAGCCCGGCGGATCCTCGATGCTCGTGGTCGACGGGTACTACCTCGGGGCCTACGAGCGGTGCACGTGGCATGACGGCAACAACCAGATCCACCCGCTCGACGTGCCCGAGCTCTACCGCATTGGCGGCGACGAGCACCACTGGGGCGACGCGGTGTACCCGGCCCCAGCAGAGCTGCGGGCCACCTTTGCCTCGATCGCGGCCGATGTGATCGAGGCCTTCCGCGGGCTCCTGGCAGGCCAGGGCCGCAGGTACGGGGAGGCCGCCGAGGCCGTCACCAAGATCGTCCCCCGGTAGTCACCCTCGGCCCCGCGGGCTCACCGCTCCCGGGGCCGACGTCCATCCGGACGGGCCGGTCAGGACTGGCTCAGAACTGGCCAGTGGAAACCCAGGGCGTTGGTTTCCAGCCAAAGTGGAAACTCGGTTTCCACCCCTCCCACGTCTTGAGAACCGGGGTCGCCGGTACCCGTGCTGGTTTGTGCCAGGAGGACCCGTGCGGCCAATCGGCCATGTTTTGGTATGAACATAACTCATTGTGTGCCACTTACATACTAAGCAAAGGCGCTACAGCCCCTGCCCCCGCGCCCGAGCGATCGCGTTGATCACCTCACGTTCCATCTCCTCGCCGAACCACTTCTGCCCTTCCCGCTGTGCCGTCTCGACGAACTCGAGACGGGGTTTGATCTTCTTGCCACGCGTGAAGAAGTAGACGATCCGGGTCGCATCCTTGCTCACGCGCTGGAAGATGCCGACCTTCGGCACGAGGTAGGTGCTCGTCTTGGTCACGCCGGCGCGGCGGCGTCCGGTCTTCGTGCGGTCAAAGCGCAGCCTCCCCATCCGAAGGTCGGGTGTGACCTGCTCGGCGAACTGCGGACGCGCCGGCCCGCCGACCACGGGTTCGGCGACGCTGCGCGCCGCGGACGTGAAGGGCTTCCGCTCGGCGCCGCGCTCGAAGGCGGAGAGAAGGAGACGAGGCTTCTGCCCGACCGCGATCTCTGCATACGCGCGGCCCTGTCGCACATTGGCGAACGGTTTGATGACGGCCGCCTCGCGGCGCATGAAGTCCTTCTTGCGGACGGTGAAGACCTGCTCGACGCGGCGGCGCTCGGCGTCCTGGATTCGTTTGGCGGTGTTGTTGATGGCGTTGACGACAGCGTAGGCCAGGCGGCGTTCGCCGTCCTTGAGGCGGAGGATCATCTGCGCAGAGTCGATGGTGAGATCGACCTTCACTGCAGCTCCGGGGCGCCCATCATCGCCCCCCGCCTGATCCTCGGTCGATCTCTTGGCTGTGGCGGTAGATCATATCCAGCGAGAGGCGGCCGCCCGAGAGTTCCACCAGGGCGATGGCACGGTCCGGGCGGGGATGGTGACCGCGCAGCCACTCGTAGACTGCCTTGGTGGTGACGCTCAAATCTGGATCGCGACCGAGTGCAGCCACAATCCGAGAGGCCCCAACCTCCCCGACCCAGCGACCGAACTCTGTATCCCATCGCATGGGGTCCCGGGTGAACATGGGCATTGCCTCCGCCAACACGTCCGTGATTCGGTTGGCCCTTCCGCGCGCATAGTAGCACGACATGGAACAGGTCCGCTCATGGCTGAAAGGGGTCGTCCCAATCATTCGGCGCAATGGCCCCGTACGCCATCCAAGACACGCCGAACACGTCCTCGATCGCATCGATGGTGATCTCGCCCTTTAGCAGGTCGCCAGGAGAAATCCGACTCACGCGGCACACCACGCTGGATATTCCCAGATCCGGCCAACTCAGCCGAAACGGCGATCCCTGGCGCAGATTCCAGGCCGATCGGTCAATGCTGAAGCGGACACGGGCCCAGGGGTAGCTCACGACCTTGAGGTCTCGCGCGGCCAGGCGCTGGGCCAGGGCGGCGTTGCTGACGCCGGTGTAGGACACATCCTGGACGATCGCTGTCCCTTGCGACTGAATGCCGGCTATGTCCTGGACCGTCACGACACATGCGGCGTACCGTTCGGCTCGATTGAGATAGGCCACTCGGACGGTGTTCGACAGCGTGCCGAGAGACGGCCGGCTGAAGGCAAAGCTTCGGATTTCGTTGGGTCCGAACAGGGGCAGGTCGTCGGCGACGTAGTCTCCCCGGATCAGACGCAATTGCACCATGCCCGAGTCGGGATTCAGGGCGAGGACGCCATCGATGTGCCGCAGGATCTCCTCGATGGCATTCTTTGCCTCCTGGGCGGAGTCGATGAACATGCTGAGCCCGAAAGACTCCGCGGCCAGAGCTTGGCCGGCGAGTATGAACGAGTCCTTGTCGATGCCCTGTGCGTCCAGAATCCCTAGACCCCACACATCATCATGGATGATCTCGTAGAGCATGTTGGCTGGTTGGCGTCGCCATCGATGTCGTGCGCTCCACTCGCCAGGCCGAGGAGATTGCACATATCCACGCGCCGGACTTCGACCGACATCGGAGGGAGCATGGCGGACGTGCCGACGTACGCCGATCGCGACCCGTGGCAGTTGCTCCACGTCATCTCATCGCACGGGCACGTATTAACCAGTCCTAGCAGAATGTACATGCACGGATCGTCATCCGAGGTCGGGTAGGGATTGTTGCGCATAACCAGATACGCCAGTCGTTGGTAGCCGGGCAACGACAGGCCGGTTTTCCCCTCGAGATCGGAGTCCGGAAGCTGGATTGTCCAGCCGTTGTAGGCCCGAATTTCGGTGTAGATGCCTCCCCCTTCTTTGTCGCCTCCGAACAGGGTGTTATGGCGATAGAAGATCCGGTCCATATAACTGCCATCGATCCTCGCAAAAATGTTCGGCCAGAGCCCATCCCAATCCACCCCAACGACCCTGTCAATGGGACCCATGCACAGACCGTACTGCACCGTCATGAAGTACCGATAACCGACAACGACGCTCCCCTCTTTGATCTCAGAGGTTGCCGTGTTGCCGTACCAGAGAACATTTACGGATGGCAGCAAGACGGTCCCCCACACGACCGGGATGGCTGCCATCTCACTCGCGGTCGGAATCTGGTCGGCGTCAAATGAGCCCGCAATGGGCTTGTCGATCTTTGGGCGAGGCCGCAGAAGCCTACCAATCACGACGGTTCCCGCCCAGACCACGAGGCTCACGATCCAGCCCATTAGAACGCCCTCCGCGTGTGCGGATTTCGATAGGGAACTCGGGCGAACCCAAAATGCTTTTCCAGAGCATTGAACTTCTGGGCGCATGTTGTCTCGGTGTGATCACAGCCCGGATATGCCGTTACGGTTAGGCCAACCTCGATCCCGTGAAATGGGCTCATGAGAGTCAGCGTTTCCCCCTCGTGTCGGACGATGAACCGCCGCTGACCACCCCAGGACGCAAAGCCAGCGTCGTACCAGCCATCAGGGCGCGATGACAGCCCGGCAATCGTTATGACATTGCCGAGAACTGCAGTCACCGACCCTTCGGCCTCATAGGGCCCGCTGTCGACGCCACACTGGGGCGAGTAAATCGGCCAGTTGCACTGCCGATTGTAGGCCGTCCTGGGGACGAGCCGGCCGAACTCGTGCGTGATCGGCTGGCAAGTGAGCTTGGCCAGGCTGTCCTCCCATTCAACTCCGACGACCGAGCCGCGAAACGGCGTGTTGTAGTCGGCCAGTGAGCCCCGATGCGCCTGGATCAAGAGCAGGCTCAGCCGGCCTGACGGCGCATACGACACGAAGTCGGCGATGCACGGAAGCGTGCGCGGAACCGTGAGGATGATCCCGCCCGCAAGATCCTCAGCGCTGTACTCCTGTCGCTCGCTCATGATCGGAGCCGGCTCGAAGGCGTAACCCCAACCCGGGACTAGAATCAAGTCCTCGGCGGACGTATATCCCCACGAGCTGGAGCCGAGCGAAAAGAGGTAGCACTCGACTGGCTTGGCTTCAAATCGACTCTTTTCTTCCAGGTCATAGCTCATCGCGTCCTACCCTTGGTCAACGTCTGAGACCATGCCGGTGCGCTGTTGCGATGCTCCCCACCTGCGGAACCAGTTCCCGCTGAATGTGTCCCCGCCCTGGTAGCAGAGCAGCTTTCCGACCGTCATCAGCGGGACAAGGAACTCAACCTTGCCATCTCCGTTGATGTCGCCGCCGGTCGCGGTGCCCTCTACGTCGGTTAGGTATCCGTGCTCGATTTCGGCGAGGATCTCTCCATCGGAACCGCGGATAACGAGGACCTTCCCTTCGGCAATGGGTATGATGATCTCCCGTATGCCGTCCCCATTCACGTCCAGGAGGAGCGGGGAGCAATTGAGGGGAGAGGCTGAAAGAGATTTCTGCCATACGAGTTCGAGGGTCTCGGTAACCGAGTTCCATCGGGCGCAGTACATCTTGCCTGAGTCGTCGTTCGTGATGATGCTCAGGTTGCCATTGTCGGCGAAGTCGCAGATCGTGGGCATCGAGTCCATGGCCGTCCACGTCGCCAAGCGCGTGAAACAAAGGACTGCCCCGGTCTTCGACACGACGAAGAGTCCTACCTCCTTGCCGTTCTCGGGCGTCCAGTGGCCGCCGGTGAAGAGGATCTCGTCATCGCCGTCGTCGTTGATGTCCGCGATCGCGGCCGTGGAGGTGCCATAGTCGCTGGACGGCGTCGAGGTCTCATCGACCCGCCACTTCAGAGTGAGATCGTGCTCGTAGCACTCGCACCGGTTCTCCGTGACCACGACGACCTCAGGGTTGCCGTCGCCGTCGATGTCTTTGATCGCAGGGGCCGTCTCCACCCCGCCGGCCAGTTCGACCTCGTGCAGAACCACTCCGTCTGACGCCCGGATGCAGAGATCGGAAGAGCACACGTCTGAACTCCA